ATTACTGACCTGACCTTCCTGGATACCACGGTGGGCGATCTTGCCACCTTCAGCGTGTCTTGGCCATTCTCAGGTGCCGTCACCACTACCACGGCATGATCGATCTGACGCTGACCGTTGAGACTCTCGACGGTGAGACCTGGGAAGCAAAAGCAAACTTTAATACCCTGATCAACTTTGAGAAAAGATTCAAGACCTCAGTGTTTAAGGCGTTGCAGGCCGATGGCCTACACCTTGAACACCTCGCATGGCTGGCTTGGGAGTCATCCCGGTCTGCTGGGCGTGTGGTGCCGACGTTCGAGAAGTTCTGTGAAACGCTTGGCAGCGTGACCGGCTCGGATGACACGGCCCCTTTGCCAGGGACGGCCTGACCTATCACTTGGCGCAGCTTGCGCTAATGACAGGGCAGCCGCTCATGGGGCTACTTGAAGCACCGCCGGAGTTGGTCAAAGCGTTAAGGGCTGCACTCATTGAACAACAGAAAGCGCAGGCTAATGGCTAGTAAAGTGCCAGGAGTACAGATCACAGGCGGGCGGGAAATACGTAAGCAGCTCTCTGCGCTTGGTGATGCTGCCGTGGCTGACCTTAAGACCGTGAACCTCGAAGGCGCTGAGATCGTGCTTGAAGAAGCCTTATCCCGTGTACCCGTGGGCCGTGGTTCTAAGAAGCGGCCCGGTGGTAATCTCCGGGACACCGTGCGGGCATCGGCTACCAAGACCCGGGGAACTGTGCGTGCTGGGTTCAAGAAAAAAGCGCCTTACGCCGGGCCTATACACTTTGGGTGGCCCGACCGTGGCATTGCACCGCAGCCTTTCCTTTATGAGGCTATGGATGTTCGCCGCAACGAAGTGGAGCGGGCCTACTTCGCTCACATCGCCACTATCAAAAGAAAGCACCGACTCTAATGGCCGCCAAAAGTTCGATCATTAACATTGCCGTATTAGGCGACGCTAAGAACCTCAAGAAGTCACTCGGTGGCGCTGCTAAGTCCGTTGAGGGCTTCACCTCTGGTTCGCTCAAGAAACTAGGCAGCCTCGCCAAAGGCTTCACCACGTTAAGCGTCACCGCCGGTGGTGCGCTGCTCGGCTTAGGCACCTCGCTTCAGGGTATTGAGGCTTCTATTATCAAAGGCACAGGCGCTAGTGGCGATGCCCTCGAGGGGATGAAAGACTCAGCTCTTGAGATAGCCAAGGTGGTGCCTAACTCGCTGGCCGAAGTTGGCGCAGCCGTGGCAGATACGTCCACCTTTTTTGGTGTTCAAGGCGAAGAGTTAGAGAACCTCGCTACCTTATTTCTGAACTTTGGTCGGGTGACCGGCACCGAAGTGGGCGACTCGATGAAGAACGTACGGGGCTTGATGTCTCAGTTCGGCATCGGCGTTGACGAGATCGACGGCCTGCTTGGCACCTTCCTGGTATCGGCTCAAGGCTCAGGCTCGAGCATGGGCGTGCTACTTAGCCAGATGGAAACCTTCGGGCCTTTGTTCGCTAACGCTGGCTTCTCGGTGGCTCAGACCGCTGACATCTTCTCACAACTTGAAAGCAGTGGTGTATCCATCACCAGGGTGGGGCCGGGGCTTAACAAGTTCTTTCGTGATGTTGCCGCCGGCGGTGGTGATGGCAAGGAAGCCCTCAGCGATGTAGTGGGCCTAATCTTTGACGCTGAGACTGCTGCTGATGCGCTTAACATCGCTACCGACTCGTTCGGTGCTGAGGGTGCTCAGCGTATGGTGTCAAGTATTCGCTCCGGGAACTTCGAGCTGGAGTCTTTCAACGGGATGCTAGGCGACGGGGCCGGGGTGGTAGGCACCCAAGCCAAAGCCATCGAGGGGCTAAGCGACAAGCTGAGCATCTTTAAGAACCGCCTGCTAGTCAAGATCGCACCTATCGCTGAGCGTGTCTTTGATTCGGTGGTGGGCTTCGTTGATCGCATGGGGCCAGCACTTGACAGCGTTACGGCAGCCATCGAGGAACAGGGGCTTATGGGGGCGCTCGCTCACTTCTTAGAAGAAGGCTGGGACTGGCTTAAGGCTGAAGGCTTTCCCCTGTTGGGTGAGAAGATGGCCGGGGCCGCAAGTTTCTTATGGGATTGGATCGGCGAAAACGTGCCAGACGCTATCCATGCGCTAAGCCGTGGCATCTCAGAACTGTGGCTTTACTTAACTAACACCGGCTTGCCGTGGCTCGGTATCCAACTTGAAAAAGGCACGGAGATACTTAGCGACTGGATTAGCAACGCTTTACCTGACTCTTTAGCCGAGTTGGGCATCTGGATGGGTGAGCTGATTCACTGGCTTAACTATGACGAAGATGGCCTACCCGCGCTCGCCGAGTGGGGCGTAGCGGCAGCGACGACTATCGCCGAGCAGATACCCGCAATGATGGAAGGCGTGGTGAAGGGTGTAGGCGAATGGTTTAAGGGTCTATTCACTGGTGCGCTTGATGATGAGGAAACCCGTAAGGGCTTCATGTCTTATGGTGAGGATATGTGGGATGCGATCACCGAGGGCATGGCGCGGGGCATGCTTGAAGCAGGCTGGGGCGACACCATAAAAGGCATCGGCGGATGGCTTAACCCGTTCGATGGCAATGTATTTGGGCCACCCGCAGAAGACCCTGCCATCCGTGGCGCTGGCGCTGGAGCCAGCGGAGCCATAGTAACCCGGCCGACCATGAGCCTGATAGGCGAAGCTGGGCCAGAGATGCTGATCCCGCTGAACAAGATGCCAGGGGCATCACCACTACCCAGCATGATGGGCATGGGCGGCGGTATGGTCATCAACATAAATATGCCTACCGGGGCCAACGGGGCCGATGTTATCGATGCCATCAAGCGTGAGACTCGCAACCGTGGCGCTACTGCGTTCCCTGTTACCGCTGGGCGGCGGCGATGACAGTTTTCACAGACTGGCAGGTATTTCTTGGCGGTTTTGACGGCAGCAATACTGTGGCCGCCAATGGTGTCCCGGCTGACTCAGTAGATTTCACTAGCCGGATGCGGGGCTTCACCGCTGACTTCACCATTAGTTTGGGCGACATAGGAACAGGCACCGTTACCGTTGAGTTAGATAACTCAGATGGGGCGCTCACGCCGGGCGGCGGCGGTACTTACGGCAGCCTCGACTGGTTCGCTCAGCCTTTGTTTCTGGTGCCGTCCGCTGGCCTATCTGACCCACCCGCAGGGGTAAACCAGGGGGCGGCCTACCCGTTTAACACGCCAACATTCTCCGGGCAGGTTGGCGATTTCAGGTACACGGACGACGGTTTTGCTTCTACGGTGACCATTATTGCCTATGATTGGCTAACGCTTGTGGGCCGTTTAAGCTTTCAATCAAGCTATACACGCACATCGGTGGCGACTGATGATGCAATACATCAAAGTATCAACCTCGGACAGTTGCCTACTTTCGGAGCTGATGCCACCTCGAAGTCTTTCTTTCACCCGGCGGCGGCCGAGTGGACGACAGTCTCGCTATCTGAGGCCGCTGGCACTTTCATCGGTGACGTAACCGACACGCTTATATTGACGGACGGGGGCTTTCTCTACCCGCCTTGGTTCCTGGCACTTGAAGCCGTGGGCCTTGCATGGGTGTATTACTTTTACGAGGGCGTGCCGCGCAATCTTCTCGCACCTGACCCGGCCTATAGTTTCGAGGCTCAAACCTTTAAGGACGTTGGCAACATCGGTACCACCGAGTTGCCCTTTAATCGGCTACAGCTGGGCTTCACCACCGACGAGCTAGTGACCCAAGCCGAAGTGGGGCGCTCAGGCGGCACCACCCAGTTCTCTTTTAACGACACCGGTAGCCAGACTTATGGCCCTCGCTCTATCCAACTCATTGAACTAATGATGGACACCGACGCTGATGCCCTCGCTATGGCGCAGTATTACACCGAACGCTTCAACAGCACCGAGTTCACCGTCTCATCCTTTGAGATCACTAGCGGCATGATCCAACAGTACGCCAACGATGCTGCACTTGATCTTGTCAAGCAGTTAATGTCTCGCTCTGGCCCTGGCACCGGCCCGCTTTACAAGCCAACGACTGTCTCATGGACATACCGGGACAGTTCAACGGCCACCAAGGTGGTGGTGCCTATGCGCCAGCAGATCAGCGCAACACCTGACCGGTGGACAATGACCTTCGACTGTTTACCGGCTTCGGCTAACATGGGCTTTACACTCGACGACACCCGCCTTGGGGTGCTCAACCAGAACAGGATCACCTAGCATGGCTAACCCTTTCCCATTTAGTAGCGGGGCCGTACTCACCGCAGCGAACTTAAACGACATAGGCGAGTCTGAGACTTGGACACCGACCAGCAGCAACGGCATCGTCCAGGGTAACGGTACCTTCGCAGGCACCTACCAACGGGTAAACGATCTTGTGGTGGCTCAAGGCACCTTTACGCTCGGCTCAACCTCTTCCATCTCTACGTTCGTCCGGTTTTCGGCTCCTGTGGCCGCCATAAGTGCTGCCGAACTTGCGATGGGTACCAAAGGCACGTTTAACGATGCTTCATCTGGCGTTTTCTATCCGCTATGGGGCCGAACTTACGC